GGGGCATTCGGTCTCGTTTGTCAAGTGATCGTAGTGCTTCTAGACTCCAGGACCAACGGTTTTCAGTGACCATGGATTCATTCATCGAGCGCCTTTGATCGTAGGTATATCGTTTCTCTAACTTGGTGGACAACCAAGCCGAGAGGATAGCCCTACCAATCGCACTCCTACGAACTATCTCCTGGTACAACCAAGTGCCTGGGGTGAATGCCTCGAGAGTTGAAAGCTTCCCGGAAGGGATTCTTATTTCCTTCGGAATTCCTTTTAGGAATAATGCTCCAACTCCCTCAGCTAGCCTACTAGAGGAGATTGTCTTGGAAAGGGATATTATCCCCCCAAATCGGTGGACCAGACTCTTATATCTGGAAAACACCTCATCTCCTTCCTCTTTGGTATCACAGGCCACCACTACATCATCCCCGCATATGCAAAAGTCAGCCTTTACGGTTGCCGTTGCGAACTTGAGAATGACATAGTGGGCCAATTCAAACATAGGAAAAGAAATATATAATCCCATGGGTTGCCCATTAGAGTAATAATTGATCTTCACGGAATCTCCGATCTGGTTGTAGTCCCTCGGGTCATACCAGAAAGGAAGTTTCAGAAAATCAAAATAAGACTCAGGCACACCCATCGAAACAAGTAGTTTTACCTGGAGGTCCACAGATAACCTATCAGTTGCTTCAGATAAGTCTATCGACAACATGTGTTTCCCTGCGTGCAGGGAAGAAACACAGTAATTCGACATCTTACTCTGATCTCCTGAGGCTATCTCTGGTTGATTCCAGAGCCATTGGCGCAACCAATCCGCAAGAGGTTTAGTCTTGAGTTGGATTGCCCAATAGCCTACTAAAATATTTCGATATTTTCCTTTGTCCACTATAGGTATTACCCGGCCGACAGCGGGAGGTTCATAATAGTCCCTCCCCAGGACACTTGAGCCATGACTAGAATGAATTGATTCATCTATCATGCCATAAGGTCCAGGCTGGGTCTCGCCCCTTGCATTACAATAACTCTTCTTCGTGTCTACTACTAATACTGCCCCCAAAACTTGTTCGGGGACAGTGGGTAGATGGGCATAAAGTCGAAGTTTAGAAATGTAGGGAGATGAGTCCAAGGACCGGGGTACGGTAGTGATGGTATCCAAAGAGGGGCTTCCTGTTACCACAAGTTTGAAGGAATTAAGTACAATAAGGACCTGACGCACAACCTTTAGGTTGTGGAGATTGTCCACAAGGTACTTAAAGATCCTGAGCTTAGGGATGTTTATACCTTTATAGGTGGTTCTTCTGAACCAGGGTTCAGAGTATGTTTTATTACCGGCGAGAACATGAATGGCCCAAAGTTTTAGGACCTTCACTCTCTTCACGGTATACTCCTGACCTGAGGCGGATAACCACTTGGGTATGAAAGTGACAAGACTAGGATCAATGTCTATTCCAAAGGGAACACGTTGGTCCTTACCATTGACACGAATGTATCGAGGCACGAACCAAAGAGCATCTAATTCTACCATGATAT